TCATGCTACACTGATCCTCACAAAGGGGCCGGGTCCGAAAGCGTCGGAAATTTGGGCGACGTGAATGTCGAAGGGCAGCGCGGACAGCCCATCGGCGGCCCGCTGCGTCGCGGTGTACAGAAAGTACGGCTGCCCAAGCGTAACCTCGCGCCGCAGCGTGGCAGCGGTCATGATGCGCAACAGGTAAAGCTCGCGCATCTCGCCCAAAGGCACCTCGTAAGCCGACCAACTGTCACCGTCCAGCCGTGTGCGACGCACCCAAGCTATGTCGATGTCATTTGCGCCCGCGCGCCGTGACTGAAGATGACAGACCGACAACGGCCGCAACCCGATCCCGGAAAAGGCCTCGATCCGATGGGTAAAGGACGGGTCGTTATAGGCACGATTTGCGGGGCCTATGCGATAATGCCGCGCCAGATCGCGTTCGCCCAGATTAAGTGCGATCTGTTTCGGCCCACCATCCAGAAGCGCAACGACACTTCCGGCAGGCCACGAGGTTGGCATAATCGCATCACTGCCCGCCTGACCCCGAAGCCGCATCGACAGGTCATAGGTCTTGGGCGCAACCAATGTCGCGGACATGAACTGTATCAGTTCCCAATTGCTTGTCGTCCCGTCGCCGACTGCCAACAGGTTCGCACCGTTCAACAATTGATCCTGACTGACCGACGATAGAACCCCGTCGTTGATCTTGACGCGCAAGGCAGGGCCGCGATCCCACAGGCCGTGGCCGGCCTTGTCGAGCGTGGACAATGTCTGACCAAGCGTCGATGCCGCGAACTGCTGCCCGTTCAGGCCATAACCCGCATCCTGATCCGAGGAATAGATCGCAACCGCGCCGGGCCAGGGCTGTGCCGCCACCGCCAGATGGGGTGCATGTGGAACCTCTTGCCCGGTCATCAGCGGCAGATCCAGAAAGACCGAATAGACCGGCACCGGTGCCGCGAAACTGCGCGGCGCAATGCGCACCTCGCTTTCGTCCGATGGCTCATAGACGGCGGACTCGATGCGCACCGCCTCGGCGGAAATCGCGCCCGCCTGCTCCATGCGGTCAATCCGGTACAGACCGTTCGCGCCGTCTGCCAACCGGACCACGTCACCAACACCAAGGTTGCCTTGCGACGGCGGCAGCACAAATTTTGCCCCGTCGCGCGCCACCCGCGCCTCGATCAACCAGCGTTCGGCAATCCGCTGCCCCTCGGCCCGCGTCAGGCTAAGTGCCAGTTCAGAATGCGAGACCGAGGTTGTCTCGTCGTCGGGAAAGATCGCCTCGACCGCGCGTGCCTCAAAGTTCCCCTCGGCCTCGACGAAATTCAACCTGACGCGGCCAGCGACCTCTGCCTCCATTGCACGCGATGTTTCCACAAAGCCTTGCGACTGGTCACCCAGGGCCAGTTGATCGGCACCGACATCGGCACGCACCCGGCCATCCCGCATGCGGAATATCATCATGCCGTCGCGCTCTAGCGCTTCGAACCCATAGGCGATCATCAGCGGCTGAAGTGCTGCGCGCGCCGATCCGTTGTCGGCAACCGAATAGCCCCGCACAATCCCGTATAGCCCCGACACGTCAAAGCTCGTCAACCCTGACGCCGCACAGATGTCCGCGACAACGCTTGACAGCGGCTGGGCGGTCGTCCGCCCGCTGATCCAATGGCCCTTGGCATAGTTCGCCCCATCAGCCCAAAGATCGCCAGCGTTGGGAAATTGCGGATAGGGCCGCGTGTCCCAGGCCCAGACATGCGCCCGGTCCATATTGATCATCGGGCCACCATAGACCGCCGATACCGGGTTGTTTGCCCCCTGCCGCCAATAATCCGTCACAGCCCGCAGATACTGCATCTGGATCAGGTCATCTCGGCGCCCGTTCGAGTAATGTGGCAGCGCGGACTCGGACGATTTGGGATCAACAAACTTGTTCGGCTCATTGGTGCCCTTGTCCACCGCGGGACATCCGAACTCGGTGAACCAGATCGGTTTTGACTGCGGCACCCACGCCGAAGGCACCGGCTGACGTATGCCGGACAACCGGTTGAAATGGGCGTTCTGCCACCATCCGGCAAAATCCTTGGCGCGGTACACCCAAGGCTCGTGATAGGCGCCATCGGTGATGGGAGTGCGAATTTGCGCCTCGCGTTCTTCGACAGAGCCATAGTACCAATCGTAATACTCGCCCCCGGCGACATTGGATTTCAGGTAGTCGATGTTGTAGATCGACGCCCATGCGGCATCTGCCTGGGCGTCGCCGTCGCGCCAATCTGATAGGGGCAAATAGTTGTCGACCCCGATAAAGTCGATGTTGGCATCCGCCCACAAAGGATCGAGGTGAAAGTAAAGATTGCCTGCGCCATCGTTATAGGACGCATACTCCGACCAGTCGGCAGCATAGGTGATCTTGGTCGCCGGACCAAGAATGGTGCGCACATCCGCCGCCAACTGCCGCAAGGCGCTGACCGTCGGAAAGCTGTCACCCGCCGCGCGCACCTGCGTCAGGCCGCGCAACTCTGATCCGATGCAAAAGGCGTCGATCCCGCCGGCCAGCACACACAGCTTGGCATAGTGCAGAATGAACCGCCGATAGGACCATTCGGCCGGCCCGCTGTAATTGACCACGCCGCCCGCGATGGTGAAGTGTGCAGGCTGGGCCGTCCCGAAAAAGGCCGCCACTTCTGCCGCGGCCGTTGCGGTGCGGTCAGGCGTGCCTGCACGACCGGGCGCCGCCGACAGGGTGATGCGCCCGCGCCATGGCAAGGGCGGCTGATCCGCCGCCCCGGTATAGGGGTCGATCCGGCCATTGCCCGCAAGCTGATCCATCAACACGAACGGATAAAACAGCACATGCTTGCCCCCGGCGCGCAGGGCTTTGATCGCCTCGACCACCGCGCCGTCGGCAGGGGTGCCGCCATAGACCGGGCGCCCCAAAAGTTGCGCAACCTCGTCGGCCGCTGCGCGGGTGATACCACCCGCCCGCCATGCCATCGGCACACCGTCATAGGTCCGGCTTTCCACCTTGGGCCTGACCGTGCAATTGCCGCAACGCAGGTCACTGCCAAACCAGCTGACCACCAGCGACACAGACCCGCAATTCGGCAACTCCTCATCCAGGGCACCAATGGCCGAGGCAAAATCCGTCTTGCCCAAAGGGCTGTGGATATTGGCCGAGACATTGCTGCCGATCCCTTGGGCAAAATGCACCGGCGTCGTCGCCAGCGCATATTCCCCGGTGCCGGGGATCAGGGCTACCCCGTTGATGCCGCGCGTCAGATCAGGGACAGCGTCAATCAAGGCGCCCTGCGCCGGGCGGATGACCTCAAATGAAAACTGCGGCACGCGATTGCCATAGGGCGTCAGGTCCAGCCCTTCAAAGACGACATATGCCAGCCCACGATAGGCCGATACCAAGCCCGCGCCCTCGACCGCCTCGATCTTCGGATCGGGCAACTGGGCCTCGCTTCCCGCATAGACCCGCATTGTCACGCTGCCAGGCGCGATCTCGACCCCGTCCGCCCAGATGCGGCCAACGCGGGTGATCTCACCCTCGCACAGTGCCAGCGCAAGACTGACGGAATAGCTGTATGCCGTCGTCGTGACCTTGGGCGTCGGTGGCGCACCCTTTCCACCACCGCTGCGCGTCACTGTCGTCGTTTCCAAAAAGCGTGACGCCCAGATCACCTGACCCGACACGCGCATCCGCCCCCAAAGCTGGCCAACCGGCGCACCCTCGCTGGCGCCGGTCAGACGAAAGCGGTCAACCTTGCCGGTTTCAACGGCGCGCGAACCTGCCCCCATCAGGCGCTGATCGATCACGCGCCCCAGCGTCGCGCCAATTGCCCGCCCGATGACGGCGCCCGACAGGCCCAGCACCGATCCGCCAAAGCCCGCGCCAACCGCTGCACCGGCGGCGGACAAAAGTATCGTAGCCATTCAAATGCTCCTCAGGGAAAGGCGAAACACGCCACGATCCGGCGCGCCCAGGGGGCCGAAAGCGGGCTTTCGACCACGCCATGCCCGCTGTAGGCATGTATGAAACTTGGCCCCGCATCGCCCGCGGCCCTCAGGCCCAGATGCTTGGCGACAGCGCCATCACACATGCGAAACAATGTTACGCAGCCAGCCCCCGCCAGCGCAGGTTCGACCGGCACCAGATGCCTGAGCGCCGCATCCCACAGGCGCTCTTGTCCATCTGGTTCCGACCAGTCGGGCGTATAGGGCGGCGCCACCTCGGGTTCCTGGCCATAAAGCTCGCGCCAGACGCCGCGCAGCAACCCCAGACAGTCGGCCCCCGCCCCCTTGACCGAGGCCTGATGCAGATAGGGCGTGCCGATCCACGCCCGCGCGATCTTGACCGCCTGAACACCGCGCGCCGTCATCGCCGCAAGCTCCCGCCATCATTCACCCCGCCGCCCTTCGGAAAGGCCATCAGCCAATCTTCGCCGGGAATGTCGGGAAAGCCCCGAAAGTTCACCATATTGGCAAATTTCAGACGGCATGTATCCTCGGCCTTGTCGCAACCTGCCTCGATCCGCACCATATCGCCGGGCAGCGGCGCAGCACCCAGCACCTGCCAAAGTTCGACCGTCCGCTCGGACACCGATGTCACACGGTCATTCTTGACGACACCCACCAAGCCCATGGCCCGACCACTCAGAACACGAAAGCGGCCCTTTTCGAAAAAGCGATCACTGAACCCCAAAAGGTTCTGAAACCTGAAGATCCGCGCATCCGTCACGCTTTCAACCGCCAGATCGACGGCGCGGCCCGGCGCACCCAGATCGACCTTGCACCGCTCGTCCCCCAGAACCGCCGAACAGCGCCCGTGAAAGATATGCCCCTGAGGCTGGTTCAACTGTTCGGACAGGCCGCGCAGTTCGGCAGTAAAACTGCCGCCAGACCGGACGATTTCGCCAAGCTGGCCGCGAAACTGCACGGTGCGCATGCTGACATCCGCCCAGTTGACCAGCCATGCCACAACCTCGGCCCCGTCATAGCGCCCCGCCAGAATGTCGCCCTCGGTGATCGCATCCGACCGCAGCGCGCCAAAGGCCTCGGTATTGTCAACTGACAGGCCGGTGGCTTGTTGCAAAGCCTTGGCCGTCAGGCCGGTGTCGGCGCGAAAGGTGATACCACCAAAACGCAGATCCCGGTCATGGTCGGTGAACCCCTGAACCAGACCATCCTTGCGCCGCACCTCATAGGCCCGCGCCAAGGTGGTCGCCCCGGTGGCCAGATGGGCGACAAGTGCCGCAGGATAGCTCACAGCCGCACCTCCACAACCGGCACATGCGGCACATCGCCCGCCTGGAACGATGCGACGGAGACCTGGATCTTGTCGGTGTCAAACCGCACAGGCACGTCAAACTCGAACCCCGCGGTGACCTGTTCACCCACGGCGGGCGGCGTGGCGAAGTTCAGGATGCCGGTGACCAGATCGACGGCGAAATGAACACCCGCCTGCAATTCATCCCCCTGAAGCCCGACACGCACGCTGCCATCCACGGGCTTGGCAATGCGCCGAACCTGTGCCGAGGGACCGGATACATAGGTCTTTTTCAGCTGAAAGGCCGTCGTCACCCCGTCGCCGCTTCCGATCAACTGATCCTCATAGCCAATGCCCGCCGACGCGCGACAGCTTTTATAATCGGCCCAGTCCTTCCAGCGAAAGGCGTGAAGCTGGCCCTGACGCGCCTCGAAGAACGCGATCAGATCCTCGATGTCGTCCAGGCTTCGCAGGCTTACACCCGCGTCATAGCGGCGTCGGGCCTCAGCCCAGGGGGTGTTGCGTTCTTCAAAACCATTGGTCAGCGCCACCACTTCCGTGCGCCGCTCCGGCCCCCCGACCGAGCCAAAGGACAGGTTTGCCGGAAATCTTACCTCGTGAAAGGCCATTCTACATCCTCACCTGTTGCGGTCGCCACGCGCCAGCGCGCGCGCCATTTGTGCTGCAATCTGACTTTGGCTGCGTTGAAAGCCCTGAACATCGGGCGTCGTCACATTCACGGTAATCGACACCGGCCGCCCTCCGCTGCCCGCTGTCTGCACCCCCAGCCGCCCATCCGCACCACGCGCCAAGGGCATGATCGCCTCGGGGCCAGCCTCGCCCATCAGACCGCGCCCGCCCCGCATCGGAAAGTGTGTGGGTTGGCTGACCACGCCCCCGCGGGCAAAGGGCATGACCCGCCCCTGCGAAAAGCCCGCCCCGTCGGCAAACGGGAAAAGCCCGCTCAGGACGTTGTTCAACCCACCGGCCACCGCGCCACCCACCGCATTCTGTATGGGTCGCATCGCCACCGAATAAACATTGTCGATCATCGACTTGGCGACAGTTTTCAAAGCGTCCGACAGCTTCATCCCGTCAAACACCAGCCCGTCGAATGCCCCGCGCAATCCCCGCCCGATCCCAACCGACAAGGTATTCACCTCGCGGGTGGTAAAGATCATGCTTTCCCGCATCCCCTGCAATTCGGCGTCAAAGGCCGCGGCCACCGCCTGCGCACCACCCAGACTTTGCTCCAGCGCGCTGACCTGTTGGGCAAGCCCGTCGATCCCGTCGGCACTGAGCGATCCTGTCGCTTCCGTCATTTAGGTTTTCTCCTGTTCCGGATCGGGCCATTGCCGCCGCAAATCGTCCAACTGTGATCGGCCAAGCGGTCGCGCGGCGGACGGATCGCCCAGCATCAGCGCCAGCTCGGCCGGCGTCAGCCGCCAGAACTGATCTGGCCGCAGCCCAAGGCCTGCCATGCCCGCCCGCATCAACCCCGGCCAGTCCAGGCCGCCCACAGCCCTCAACTCTCGGCCCCAGGCACGCTGAAGGCGCGCGCCAGCAACTCCGCAGCAATACGGACGGCACCCGTCGGGCCGCCACCAATCTCGGCAGTGCGCAAATCGGCGGGGCGGCCGGTCCAGCCGCCGCCGCGCAGACCCGCCGCTATCACCAGCACCAGATCACGCGCCGAAAACCGCCCGGTTTCGAACCGTTCTGCCAGTTCTATCAATGTCCCGGTGCCCAGGTCCGCCTCAAGCTCTGCCAGCGCGCCAAGCGTCAGCTTGGCCACCCGCGCCTGACCATCCAGCGTGACACCGACCTCGCCCGTCCAAGGGTTCGCCATCAGATTGCCGTGAAGGTCAGAACCCCGGCCGAGGCCAGGCTCAGCTCATAGGTCGCCTCGCCGTTATAGCTGCCCGCGTATTCGATCGCGGTGATCTGAAACAGCCCCTCGATGATCCCGAAACTGGGGATGATGACCTGAAACAGTTCGACCGTTCCCTGAAAGAAGATCTGCCGCGCCCGATCATCGGTATTGGCATCCACAAACACCCCCGACCCCGAAACACTGGCCGAGCGGACGCCCGCTCCGCCCAGAAGCTCGCGCCACCCGCCCTGACTTTCCAGGCTGGTCACATCCACGGTTTCCGCGTTGAAACTGATGCGTGTCGCCCGCAGACCGGCAATGGTCGTATAGGTGCCACCCCCCGTCAGATCGAGCTTGATAAGCAGGTCCTTGCCATTTTGGGCAACCATGATCTATCTCCGATAAGTGAAAGAAGCTGGCGACGAAACGCGCCAATCAGTCAAAAATTGCTGGTTTTGTGCAGGTCAATCCTCGACACGCGCCTTGAAGAACAGGTCGATCCGCCGGATATCCGCCGCCTCGACCCGCCGCGCCCGCGCCCGCAGGAACCACAGGCCCACCAACCGCCCCCGCGCCAGCAACAGGGGTGCCCCCCCGAGTGCGTCAGATACCGCGACCGCCGCCGCCTTTGCGGCCTGAAAGCCTGCAGCATCGGTCACGACCGAAACCGAAAACTCATGCTCGGCCCCCCGAACGGTCTGACAGGATTTGTCCCTGACCACTTCGGGCCCGATCGACACATAGGTTCCGGCCGGGTTTCCGGGCGGCGCCGCATCATAGATCGCGCTACCGACCAGGGCCCCCAGCGCGCTGTTCGCAACCAGCCGCTGATAGATCGCCGCCTGAAGGGCTGCGGCCGCACCGTAACTCATGACAGCACCTCCTCGATCGTCTGGCAGATCAGGTAAAGCCCATAGATATCGGCCTCGGCGACCGCGGTAATTCGGAAGAGCCGCGTGCCATCGCGAAACCGCTGCTCCGGCCTGGGCCGCGAGGGCGCGCCTTCGGGCGCACCCCGCACGGTGATCCGATATGGCACGGATGATACCGTGACGGATTCACCGGCCTTCTCGCGGCCCCCTCCGGCCAGAACCTCGGCCCACAGAACGCCTTTGGGCACCCAGGTCTGGGAAAATCCCCCAGACCCATCCGGGGTGCGCTGCGCCCCTTCCAGGATCAGCTTGCGGCGCAGGCGTGGCGCACTCATGCCTCGCCCCCGCCCAGAACCCGCACTGTCCGCCACCGCTCGATCAGGGCGACCACACCAAAAGGCAGCGTCGCGGCCCGCTCGCTGGTTTCATGGCGGTTTTCGTGGAATTGCGCGGCCAGCAGGAACACCGCCTGGGCCAGGTCACCGGGCACATTGCCCCAGGCCGGGCCAAAGCCCGCGGTGAACAGGATCTCGACCGTGCCATCGACCGGCACCGCCGGCAAACCACCCCCGCCCACGCCGGCAATCTTCGGGCGGTGCATATCCTTGCGCAAACGATAGCTGCCAGCGGCCACCGCCGTGCCCGCCCCCAGGGCATCCCGCGGCGTGACCGACAGGATTGCCGACACCGGCGCCAACGGAAAGGCTTGTTCCATGTCGTCGCGCCACAGGTTCACCGTCAAAAGAAAATTGCGCGCGATCAGCGCCTTGCCGATCCGGCCTTCAATCGCGGCCATGGCGGCACGCAGATACCCTTCGGCCAGTGCATCCTGCACCGAATCATCGGCAAACCCGGTTCCCAGCCGCAGATGGTCTTTGAAATCCTGTAGCGGCAGCGCCAGGCTCGGCACCGCTGTCTGCTCGATCAGCAACATGGGGTTTCTCCGAAAAATCATGCTTGTCTTGGTCGAATGAACGCAGGTGGGTGGCACGGGCATACCCGCGCCACCCCGTCGCAGGATTACGAGGTCGCGAACTTCAACAGCTTGATCGCGTTGAAGTCGGTCACATCGCCACCGACTCGCTTCGAGGCATAGAACAGCACATGCGGCTTGACCGAGAACGGATCACGCAGCACCCGCAGGTCCGGGCGTTCGGCCACCGTATAGGCCGAGCGGAAGTCACCGAAAGCGATGGCATAGGCGTTGGCGGCAATGTCGGGCATGTCCTCTGCCACCAGCACCGGATAGCCCATCAGCCGCGCAGGCTCGCCCAGTTGCAGCCCGTCCGACCACATGAACCGGCCATCCGCGTCCTTCATCTTGCGCACCGCGCCTGCGGTTTTCGAATTCATGACAAAGGTGCCATTGGCGCGGTATTGCGCGCCCAGCGCATAGACCAGATCGACAATCGCGTCCGACGCATTGGTCGGCGCAAAGTCGGCGACACCACCCGTCGGCACATAGCCCAACTGCCCCCAGGCCCACGACGCGTTGGTGATCTTGTTGTAGGCCAGGAACCCCTTGGGCTTGTCCACGCCATCACCGCTGATGAACGCCTGCGCCTCGGCACGGGCAAAGCGGTTGGCGATCCGCTCGGCCAACCAGCCCTCGACGTCAAAGGCCGCATCATCCAGCAGGCGCTGGCTGGCACGCGGCATCGCCGCCAGTTCATAGATGCGGATCGAGATACGTTCGATGGTCGGCGTCGTCGTCTCGGCAAAGTTCACCGCCTCGGTGGCCCAACCCGACCCGATGTCGGTGCGGTCGATCACCACATCGAACGAGGTGGATTCGACATTGACCACATTGGCGATCGCCCGGATCGACGCGGTCGATCGCAGAACGCCCTGAATACGGTCGTTCATCTGCGGATTGATCAGGAACCCGCCATCGGCACTGACCGAGGTGTTCAGCGCCTTGCCTTCCAGCACCAGCCCGCGCAGACCCGCATCATCGCCCGAGCGAAGATAGTCGGCAAAGGCCTTTTGATGCGGGGCACCGTGGTCAGCGGCGGATGAAAGCACCGGGCGCCCGGCGGCATAAGACTTGCGATCCAGCATGGTCAGTCGCTCTTCCTGTTGTTGCAGTTTCGATGTCATGTCGTCTTGAAATCCCTTGAATTCACTGACGAACCCCGCAAATGCGGACTTCACGTCAGTTGCCGGTGCGTCAGACACGCCTTCCCCGGCCCGGGCCTTAACCTCGGTCGTCTTCATACCCATCACCTCGCGTCAGGGGTTGGTTCAGCCGTGCGGTCGCCTAAGGCCGCCCGGCCAAAGTCCGGCGCGCGTCCGCAAAGACCGCCGCCAGTGCTTCAAGGGACCGTGCCAGGTCTTGATCCGCCTTGGCACCGACCCGTGCTTGGGCAAGCATCGGGAATGTCACAAGCGACACTTCCCAAAGCTCCACCTCGCGAAGAAGCCTGTGGCCCTTCGCATCCTTCTGTGCCGTCACCGTGCGGTAACCGATCGACAGCCCGTCAATCGCTCCCGCCGCAATCAGCGCCGCCGCCTCGCGGCCCTTGTCCACATCGGTCAGGATCCGGCCCTTGACCCACAGGCCCTTGGCATCCTCTCGCACCTCGTCCCAGACGCCGATCGGTTGCGCCGGATCGTGCTGCCACAACATCTTGACAAGGCGCCCGTCGGCCCTCAGCCGGTTCAGCGACTTGGCATAGGCCCCGGCCATCACCACATCGCCCCCCTGATCGGTGATCCCGAAGACCGAGGCATAGCCCTCGATCAGCGTCCCCTCGCGCACCGCAATATCGGCGCCTAACTGGCTGAACTTCGTTTCCAGCCCGAAATCTGTCTCATCCATGACCAAGCCTCCTATTTCGGCGAAAACTGCAAGATCGACTGCACGGCCTGGCTCAGGATCACGCCGACGACCCCGAAAATCGTCATCCACATGCGCTTTTCAACGCCGCCGATCAGCGCCTCGATCCGTTCCAGCCGCCGCTCAACCGCCGTGAACTGCACTTCCATGATCTTTTCCGTCGCGTCGAACCTGTGCTCGTGGGCACAGTCGAACGGCTCTTTCAGATAGCGCGACCCCGCGCCGCCGATGGCCATGTCAACCCTCGACCGACAGGCGCGGCAGTCCCAGGATGAACCGCTTTTCGGCATCGGTCAGAAAGGTCGCATCACCCACCCGCTTCCATTGCTGATCGCGCTCGACCGCCAGCGCCGGCACCTGATCCAGATCAGGGCGCAATTCGACCGGCTCGCCCAGATGCGTTGACAGCCAATAGCTGACCGCCGCCGTCACCCGCGTCGCCAAGGGCAAGACCGTCAGGCGGTAAAAGGCCCGGTTGGCTTCCTGATAGTTGGCATAGGTCGCATCGCCGGACACCCCCAGCAGCATCGGCGGCACCCCGAAGGCCACGGCAATTTCCCGCGCGGCGGCTTCCTTGGTTTTCTGGAACTCCATATCGCTGGGGCTGAATCCCATCGGCTTCCAGTCAAGCCCGCCTTCCAGCAACATCGGCCGCCCGGCATTGCGCGCGCCCTGATGGTGCATCTCCATCTCGCTGACCAACCGGTCATACTGGTCGTGCGACAATTGCCCCGCCCCGTCCAGCCCCTTGTAGATGATCGCGCCACTTGGCCGCGCGGCATTGTCCAGAAGCGACTTCGACCAGGCGCTGGCCGAGTTGTGGACATCGACCGCCACCGCCGCCGCCTGCATCGGCGAAAGCCCGTAATGGTCGTCCTGCGGATGAAAACTCTTGATATGGCAGATCGGATCGACCGGCCCGGTCATGTCAAAAACATGCTTGCGGCCCCCCACCGCATATTCATAGCCGACAGGCCAGCCATCGGCCCCCGGAATGATGCTCATGCGATCAGACCTCAGCACATGCAACTCAACCGGCAGGCCCGCATCGCCGACCGCCTCCAGATAGCCGTTGCCGCTTAGCAGAAGCTGCCCGTAAAGCGCCTCGAACAGCTCGGCCCGGCCTTGGCCGGGATTGGGTCTCCGGATCAGCTCCAGCAGTGGATGCAGATCGTAGCGGCGATCATTGTCCTGCAAGATCAACGGCAAGGCCGCCGCCGCCTCGGCAATCAGCTTGACGGCGCGAAAGCCGACGGGGTTGCCGGCAAACCCGGTTTTCGTCAGGCTGACCGCGTCGCGCGGACTCCAGACGACGCGGCCCGATGCGCCCCAGGCGACGACCCGCCCGGTGGCTGATGCCTTGGCTTCGGGCGCACTTTCGCCCCGCCGGAAAATATTCCAACCCATCCCGTTCTCCATCAGCCTGAAAGACCCGCGCGAAAGCCCTGCTTTCACCTTGGTCCGAATATCCCGCGACCGGGCCGACCACTGGCGCCGCGCCCATCGCCCCGCACCAAAATCCTTTAAAGGATTGTCACAAAAGCCTTCATGATGACCGTTCGGTCACCCGCTACAGGCCGCGCACCTGTGGCGCACCTGGGGCGCACCTCGCATCCAGCATCAGATCGGTCAGCGCCCAGACCAGCGCATCGACCCGGTCCGGGCTGCCCTTGCCCTGATACCCTGACCGCGCCATCCGGCACATCTGATCCTCCAACTCGCCCAAACCCCGCAGGTGCGAAATCCGCCCCTGTTCATAAAGTGCGGCAACCGGCTCTGCCCGCGCGACTTTCCCTTGCGAGGCAGAAACCTTGCTGACCGGCAGGAATGGATCGACCGACCGGATCAGGCTTTCAACCAGCGCGCCGCCTTGATTGACCTCGGCCACCACCCGCGCGGCCCCGTGCCGGTGATAGGCCGCAACCACCGCCTCGGCCCATTTCTGCGGCGATCCGCCCTTGACGCTGGCATCCTCCAGCACCCAGGCCCGCCAATCGCGCGGCGGCCCTTCGGTCAGGGCGCCGACAACGACGATCCCGCACTCATCCGCCCCCTCGCGCCCCGACACCGACGGATCGACGCCAACGACAATCCGGCTTACCTTGCCCGGCGCATCAACCCGCGCGGCCTCGATCGCGGCAGTCGTCCACAGGGCGCCCTCCACATCCTCCAGCAACACGCCGTCCAGTTCCTGCCGCCCCAGCCGCGTGCCCTGATAGCGCGCCTTGACCTCCTCCAGGAACGAGGCCGCCAGATAGGCCTTGTTGGCCTCGGTCGGCGCATGCGTCACCACGGTCGAGGGGTTTTTCAGGATCGCCTTCAGGACGCCGACATTCTTCGGTGTCGTCGTCACCACCTGCCGCGGATGGGCGCCCAGCCGCAGGGCAAACTGCAACATGTCCCAGCTTTCCTCGGCCTTCTTCCATTTGGCCAATTCGTCGATCCAGGCCGCATCGAACTGCGGCCCGCGCAGACTTTCGGGTTCATGTGCCGAAAAGACCTGTGCCACTGCGCCATTCGGCCAGACCAATCGCTTGCGCCCGGCTTCCCACTGCGGCCTGCGGTCGGGCGGCGAGCAGGCAAGGATGCCGCTTTCCCCGAACACCATCACTTCGCGCACCTGATCGACCGTCTCGCCGACCAGCGCCACCCGCCGTGCCGCGCCCCCGTCAAGCGGGCGCGCGCCTTCGACCTGCGCGCGCACCCATTCGGCACCGGCACGGGTCTTTCCCGCGCCACGCCCCCCCATGATGACCCAGGTTTTCCACGCGCCCTCGGGGGCCATCTGATGCGGCATGGCCCAAAACTCGAACAACCAGGGCAACGCCAGAAGCGCCTCGGGGCTGAGTGACCCCAGAAAGGCCTCAATCGTTTCCGGCGTCGCGCAGGCAAGCCAGGCGGCGGCCGATTTCAGCGCGTGCTGCGTCGAAATCGAGCGCGTGGTCGTAAGCTGCTCCTGCGTCCCGCTTGCCAAGTTCTGCAA